AGTATCATGTTATTATGCTTAATGACGATACTACGCCAATGGATTTTGTCATTAGTATCATAGTGCAAGTATTCAATAAACAAGTTGAAGAAGCAAAAGAAATTATGATAGAGATTCATAATAAAGGACGTGAAGTTGTAGGTTCTTATAGTTTTGAAGTAGCAGAACAAAAATGCGTTGAAACAACAACAATAGCACGTCGAAATAATTATCCATTAGAAGTAACTATAGAAGAGTCCTAATGAAAATAGCAATTACTCAAAGAGTAGTTGATTACAAGAATGGTCCTTATGACGCTTTAGATCATGGCTTTTATTCCATGTTTCAAGGACATGAGTTAATACCCATTCCAAATCAGTTAAAATTTTTTAGAACAAACACAGTAACAGATTCAGACCTAATCGTATTCAGCGGTGGCAATAGTATGATCAAAGATGACTGGCAATTCAACTATGAAAGATTAGTAGTTGAAAAGCATGTACTTGATTTAGCTATGGCTTATGAAAAGAAAATACTTGGCATAAGCAGAGGCACACAGTTTCTTACAGTAAGTTTAGGTGGTAACATAATACCAAAAGATGGGCATATGTCTGATCATACAGTAAATGCTCAAGGTGCAAGAGTAACAGTACGAAGTAGACATAAAGAAGTACTGGGCAATATTCCAGCAGGTGCTGACGTACTTGCTAAGGATGACGATGGCAATATCGAATCATGGAAACTAAAGAACATAGGTTGTGTGCTTTGGCATCCTGAACGAATGAAAAGCCATTGGATGCCAGATGAGATATGCTGGCATAAATAATTTTGAATAGGCAATCAAGCCTATTTTTTGTGAGCGACGGGGTAAAGCCGTCAAGCATAGGAGAAATTATATGGACGCATTGACGTTATGGATGGCAGTCGGATTTTTATTCGCAGGTTATTCAGTAATAGCAAACGATAGTGTACAAACTCTTGGTACATGGATCGCATCAAACAATGAGAGATTTAATTGGAAAGTTATGTGGGGAGCGGCAAGTGCAGTTCTCCTTTATACTTTGTGGTATGGCTGGTATACTAACGGAGGTGATATCAGTTATGGAAGACTTAATAAAATTCCGTTTCAAGAAATACAATGGTACCATGCTATGGCACCAGGACTACTATTAATACTCACGAGAATTGGCGTACCTGTTAGTACGTCATTTTTGGTTCTAAGTGCATTCGCTAGTACATTTGTATTAGAGAAGATGCTTGTAAAATCTATGATGGGATATGCAGTAGCGGCCGTGGCGGCATATTGTATTTGGATTGTGGTTACTAAATTACTTGACGAAGCAAAACCTGTTAAAGAAGAACATAAAACATATTGGCGTATTGCACAATGGTTTACGACAGCATTCTTATGGTTTACTTGGTTAAGTCATGATATGGCAAATATTGCTGTGTTCTTACCTAGAGAGATACCATGGGATCTTATGATTCTAATCAGTCTTGTATTTGTTATAGGATTAGGATATATGTTCCGTGAAGGTGGCGGTAAGATACAAAAAATTGTGTTAGAAAAACACAATACAAGATATGTTAGAAGTGCTACTATTATTGATTGTGTATACTTTCTAATACTGTTGTTCTTCAAAGAAATAAACGATATTCCAATGTCAACAACTTGGGTATTCGTAGGACTACTATGTGGACGAGAACTTGCTATGGCAACAGTCACAGGCAAGGAAAAGTTCAAGACAGTATTTCCCTTAATTACCAAAGACTTTATTAAAATGATGATTGGTCTTGGTGCAAGTGTTGGTGTAGTTTTATCCATTCACTATGTTATTGTTCCTAATGGATTTTAGGTTGACAAACTTCATAGCATGTGTATAATAATACTATGACTACACATGCTATGATTGACCTAGAAACACTAGGCACTAAACCCGATACAACTATACTTACAATAGGTGGTGTTAAATTTAATCCTAATGCAATTAGTGAACCTCATAGTGAGTTTTACTATAGATTAGAAGTAGATGAACAACTTGGTAAAGGTAGAACAACAGATAAAAGTACACTTGAATGGTGGCAAAAACAAGATCCAGCAGTAATGGAAGAAGCATTGGGTGATGGTAATCGTCATGGAGTTGGGTATGTTTTGTCAGAACTAAACAAATGGTGTGTGGGAGCAGACACAATATGGTGTCAAGGACCCGTTTTTGATATTGGTATTTTAGAAAATATCTTTAGACAATATGAGATGCATATACCCTGGCCCTTTTGGAAAATTAAAGATAGTAGAACATTGTTTGGAATTATGCCAAAAGATCCAAGAAAAGAAATTAAATTTGCGGCTCATAATGCATTAGAAGATTGCAAAGTACAAGCCTTATGTGTACAGAAAACTCTTCAACAACTTAGATTGGTAGTAAGATGAGAATAGAAGATGATGTAAAATTAGATTATAGTGATGTTTTGATTCGTCCTAAACGTAGTACATTAGGAAGTAGAAAAAGTGTAAGAGTAGAACGCAGATTTAAGTTTGCAAACAGTAAAGCTGAATACGAAGGTATTCCTATTATGGCAAGTAATATGGATGGCGTAGGTACATTTACAATGGCAGATAAACTTGCTGAACAAGGTATATTTACTTGTCTTGTAAAAACATATACTGTAAGTGAACTAGTTGAATTTTTTGACAGTATTGAGAATGATAGTAATAGTCGTACAAATTATGTTGCATACAGTATGGGTATTACTGATGCAGATCATGAAAAATTTAGAAATGTATATGAACAAGTTGGTGATAAAGTCAAGTATGTTTGTATTGATGTAGCAAACGGATATAGTGAACGATTTTTAGGTTTTGTAAGACAGTTTAGAGAACTATATTCTAATGTAGTAATTATTGCAGGTAACGTAGTTACAGCAGACCAAACACAGGAGTTAATTTTAAATGGTGCTGACATTGTTAAAGTGGGCATTGGGCCTGGTAGCGTCTGTACTACTCGCATTAAAACTGGTGTCGGGTATCCTCAACTCTCCGCAGTTATCGAATGTGCTGATTCCGCTCACGGCGTCGGTGGCCATATTATTGCTGATGGTGGTTGTACTTGTCCGGGGGACGTAGTAAAAGCATATGCAGGTGGTGCTGACTTTGTTATGTTAGGTGGTATGTTAGCAGGACATGATGAAGGTGGCGGTGAAATTGTTACTAAACATACCGCTACAGGTGGAGCATACAAAACACCAGAAGGAACATTTATTCCTTACTTTGAAGAACAAAACTTTGTAGCATTTTATGGCATGAGTTCAGATGCCGCCAATACAAAACATTTTGGTGGATTAAAAGACTATCGTGCTAGTGAAGGAAGAGAAGCATTGGTTCCATATCGTGGAGCAGTTAATGATACAATACAAGATATTTTAGGTGGATTAAGAAGTGCCTGTACATATGCAGGAGCACAAAAATTAAAACACCTTAGTAAATGTACAACATTTGTTAGAGTACAGAATCAGTTTAACAGAACATATGAGTCTACAACAACAAAGGCTTAGTGTTGCGATATTAGCATGACAGAGTTTACAAAAATAGTACAGCTAGGCTTACTTATTTTGTATAAATAGAAATGTAAGAAGAGCGACTTCAGCTCAGAAAAAATGAATGGCACTAGGAAAGACTAGGGCGGCTCGCGCCTTAAAAGCAGATGACGGTGGAAACAGACCACTGACGCCGGAAAAGACCGGGGTATTGCTATCCTCAAGCATCACATAAAACTTATATAGGAGAAGGAAAATGGTTGTACAACTATTCACTGGCTTCATGAGTTTGCTTGGAAACCCAAGTCCATCAGGGACTTTCGAAAAAGAGATGCTCATGTACGCCAAAACAGAGTATGGAAAAGATTGGCGCTATGCCTACGAGTACATGCTGTCACATAAAGGACACGGCCCTAAAATGGGAGTAACCTGGTAATGAAACAATTCGTATTAACAGCAAGTAATTGGTTAAATATTTCAGGGATTATCGAAATGTTTAGCGACATGTATCGTAATTTTAAATTACGTGCAGAAAAGAGACGTCTTCGTAAACAAACTCTTAATGAGTTAGGAAGACTTACTGATCATGAACTACATGATCTTGGTATTGGACGTAGTGATATTATGTCCATTGCAAATGGAACTTTCCACGAAAAGAAAGTTTTAAATGACGTGAAAACAAATAACAATTTAAGGGGGTGGGTGTAATGACAACTTTAGCACTTCCTTTTTGGAACTTTACATGTAAAACATGTACAATCATTCGTAACTCAATAATTGCTTTTTGGGTAGGAATGATAGCAGTAGGAGAAACTGCTGGAAGAGCCAGAGCGGCCAGGGAGTTAACTCGTTTGGGTTATCACTCTGAAGCAAAGGCTGTTATGCTTGAACTTAAAAAGATTAGGGGCGAGCTATGATTTATGTTGCTGAACAATGGGTAAAGTTTTTACAATCATTATTCAGTAAATATAAGCCAGAAAAGAAATATATGAGAGGCAAATAGAAATGAAACACTTGGCATTTATTATGAGTGTGTTTGGGTTTGTATTTTTAGCAAATCTAGCATACGCAGACGATATGACAATTGAAATGCTTAATAAACGTGATGACGGAGCCAAGATGGTTTACAGTCAAGACGTAGCAGAAATTGATGTTGGAGATACTATTACTTGGGTGCCTACATCTAAAGGACACAATGTACAATTTATTGCAGGACCTGAAGGTTGGGACTTACCAAAGAAGAGTAAGAACAATAAAGAAGTAAGTATTACTTTTGACGTACCAGGAGTATACTTATATCAGTGTACACCACATGCTTCAATGGGTATGATTGGATTAGTAATGGTAGCAGACGGTGGCGAAGTACCACTAAATGATTTATCAAAAGCAAAAGTTCGTGGCAAAAGCAAAAAGAAACTTAAAGCACTCTTGGAGGAGTTTAAATAATGTGGCCATATACAGATGATGAATTAGAAATCATTAACGGAAAATAGAAAAAGGGCGGAAACGCCCTTTTTTAATGAGCAAGGCGCCTAGGTATATTAACTACATAGATAAATACTTTTAACAAGAGGTATACTATGTCTAGAAAGCCCATGGTCGCGATAATAGCTGATGCCCTAAGAGAGGCAGAAACAGCAGAACAAAAAGTTGCAGTTCTTAAAAAGTACAATAGCGACAAACTTTTTCAACGCATAGTTACATACGCACACAACCCTCTGATACATTTTGGATTAGATGATTTTAAACCTAAAACACAATTAGGTAAACAAGACGGCATGGGTATTAGTAAGTTTATGCACTTACCTGAAGACATTGCAACAAATAGTCTTAATACAAACGAAGGTGAATTTGCAGTTAATATGGTTTTAAGTCATATTAATGATCAGGAAGTTGATTTGTTTTTAGGAATGTTTAGGAAAGATCTTGGATTAGGACTAGATTTAGATATTATAAATGAAGCATGGCCTAATCATATACCTGTATATCCTTTAATGACTCCAGGAGAATATAATGAAGAACCATTAAATCTTTGGCCACATATTATCCTACAAGAACAACCTCATGGAGAACGTGTTAATATTATTGTTCGTAATGGCGATGTACAATTTAGAACTGAATCTGGTGACGTAACAGAAAAATTTAATGAACATATAGATCAGTTTAATAAGTTAGCACAAGAAGGTAGAATTATTTTTGATGGTGTGTGGAACGGAGAAAAATTTATACTATTTGATAGTATTAGATACGATGGTTTTGTTGAGGGTTCAGATAATAGACTAGGATATAACTGGCGTTTTAATGGTATTGAACAAATGTGGTTCTTAAGTAAAATCCCAAAAGACGAAGCAATTTTTAACTTACCTATATACAATGTTGTTTACAATGTACAAGATATGAAAAAAGAAGTAGCAAAACTTGGTAAGTCCTGCTACCTACGTAGTCCTTCTGGTACATGGCACACAGGAGAGTCTGCTGAATGGCAAACTGTTACTCCTGATGATGTTTCTTAACTTTGTTAACATATAAAGACATACTGTGATCAAATGCTCCATCGAACAGTTGAAACTTCAATAAAGCTCTCCAACGCCCTCTTAACTGATCTTTAAATCTTTGCCACCAAGTTACATCTCTTATATTTCCATAATAATTAATATACTTTAGTTCACCTATATGTGTAAAGAAACCATATGGTGGTACGGCTGTTACTATATCGTTATTGTTTACAAACCTGTAAGTTTCAATTTCCTCAAACTGTTTTGACCATGTATGATCTCCTACACGTGGTGATCCATATGTATACAACGTCACAGAACAACCTAATGCTTTTAGTCTGCAGGCGGCAATAGTTGCCATGGCGGCACCTAAGCTATGTCCAGTAACAAAAATATGTTTCCCTTTACATTGTTTCATCATTGTATAGGCCAGTATATGATCCCATAATTTATCAAGCTCACCTTTGAAACCAGCATGTACTTCACCTATTGTTTCACTGTCTACTTGCCAGGACTTTAAATCAGCCGCGATATCACTTAATTCTGCTGGCTGAGTACCTCTAAAACATATTACGATACTGTCTTTATCGTGTACATATACACATGCTTGTGCATTAGCGTTATTGAAGAATTGAAATGACTTTTTTGTTTTTATATATTGCTCTACCATTT